CACCTGCAGAATGACGAGGTAATGCGTTCTGATCTAACAAAATTACTGTACCTAATTCATCAATAAGTATATCTGCTATCTGATTGTTAACCAAGTTATAACCAATCTGATATGGTTTCATCTTGTCTACCAGAGATCTTGATTTGCTATTTCTATCTGTAAATACTGCACCTTCTACAGGAAGTTTACATCCATAAAGTGTAAAGTCTCCTTTGAATTGAAATTTTACAGGAGCAACATCTAAGTAAATAGGAGAAAAATTAAGATTGTCAGTATTACCATAGAATGTTGGTCTGTTTGGGCCTATCTTTGTTCCACCCCATACTTGATTAATCCAAATCCAATCTATATGTTCACCAAAAATTAAGGTTTCACGTGTCTTCTTTTTAATGACAGTAGTGTCATACACAGGCTTTTCAGTAACCTTATAGGTTTCATCTACAATCATATCTGTAAGCATTCCTAACTCATCTATTCTTGTAAGATGACCAACCATTCTCTGAGACTTCCAATAACATGTAGTCACGCGCAGTAAACCTGTATTATCAAAGTCCATCATGTCTTCAGACTCATTAAGAATCTTAAGAATAATGTCATCTCCATACCCATTGGTTGTGTCTCTGTAAGAAGTAAACTGACGCATTCCAAGAGAAGGACCATCTACGTTCCATTCATGTGATTTTGTGGCGTCATAAAACGAACCATCATTCTGAACTCCTGGAAGAATGTAACCTGCAGATTTTACAGGATATATCGCTTCAAGAGATTTCAACTGATCGCCTGTCATCTGATAACCATACATATCAATAACATCAGAAGGTGTCATTAGGTCAATTTTACCAGCCCAGTTGGACTGTGATATATATCTTGCACCTGGAGATTTATGATAAAATGTTAATACAGGATTCCAAACTTCTAATTCATAATCATCTTCTAGCATGCGAAAATGCCAAAATTCTCTATCAGTAACAAGAGTATCTCTAAATGCTAACGCTTCTAGCTCACGCATTTTAAATCTTTCTTCATCAGAGTTATGCTGATGAGTTGCCCATTCTTCAAGCATTGACTTATAAGTTTTCTTAAAGAACTCTTCAATTTCAGGTAAAGATTTGATATTATCTTCTGACATCATTTGCTGAATTTGCTGAGCTTGTTCTTGATTGTTTGGATCTAAACCCATACTATCAATTTGAGCTTTCATCTTTTTCTCAGCCATGCTTACAAGAGTTTCTTCAACCATCTTGTACTTTTCATTAAGCATTTCATTAAATGAAGTTTCGTCTACTGAGCGATACATGATTTTATCATTACGCTTAGAAAACTCACTTGTCATAACATTGATTACGTTTGGTATAATAGGAAAGAACTTAAGTTCAAATGCTGAAGTATCTTCTTTTGTCAGAACATCAATTAATTCTGCCATATCATTGTCTTCTTCTACAACATAATCAGTCTTATCAATTATACCATTTGCAAGCTTGTAATTCTTCAAAAGACGTCTAGCGTTTCTTCTGATTTGTTTCAAACCTTGCATTTCATACCAATCCATGTTCCAAGCGCCCCAAGCTTCATCTTTATCTTTTACTTGTAAAAACTGTACAGGTTGGGTAAATGTACCCATCTTATTGTAATCAGCTTTTGCGCCTTTTTTTAATTGAAGTGCGTTAAATATTTGCATTTTACCTCATGTTTTTAAATGGATTCCTAGATTTCGTCAGATTGTCTTTTTTTGGTTTTACAGTTTCAAGACCTAAATGGCGAAAGGGACTCATAAATAAGTTACTATTTTTATTTCTCTTTTCCAAATCTTTGGAGCTTTCATGCTCCTCTCTTTTGGTATATCCTCTATTAGATTCCTGCACGCGCGCGAAAGCTACCAATGCACAAAACGCTACCAATCTATCCACGTTAAGCCCATCTCTGTATGCTTGCATTTCTTTAAGCAACATTATATCTGGTATTCTTTCTACGCCATATGTTACTTTTGTAATGGTACCATCTGGTTTTGTTTGTACATCAATCTCTTCTTCAAGAAATTGTATGGCGTAAGATACTAAATTTGATTTGAATAATGTACCTGTATTTCTCCAACCATATTCCTGAAACACATTGTTGTTACTACCTAACTCTTTTAAGAAAACAATTTGGTTTTTTGGCACCAAATATTTTTGCTTTCTTCTTTCCATCATATATTGTATAAAAAGATGTACGTTGTTTTCTACTATTGTCCAGGCGTTATAATATTCTATTAGTAGTTCCAATCTTTGATGTGTTTTTTTCAAATCATCAAACCTGCCACACCATGAAGCTACTATCTTGTCTCTTTCAAGTCTTACCTCTACTGAACCATCCATCTTATATATCTTTACTTCTTGTTGAGTTTTATACACAAATATAGAACATAAAGATTCTGATGTTGTTGTTTTACCCTCAGAAACAGGGTCAATAGACGCATAGTACATTCCAAACTTAGGATTTGGAATTGGCTTTTCATATATCACAATAGCTCCTTCTTTGTTTTCTGTTTTAGGAGATATTGGAAATTCCATTATTGGATACTTGTTTGTATGAACTTGCTTTATTACATTGTTTTCGTCACGCAATAAATCTACAAACTCATACTGATATTCTTTTTCTTCAATGCGTCTGATCTGTTGTGCAACAAGATGTTCTGGAAATCTAGCTTCTTTTCTATAATCAAAAGCTTCCTTGATGTTAATAGGTTTCTGAGAAATACGTAATCTGTAATCTTCAGGTTTAAGTTTCTTTTTCCAATCAAGGCGTTCTTCTATAATCATCTCAAGTGATTTCTCTACTTGAGAGTTACCAAACTCATCTATACATGGAAGCATTGACCATTGTTCTGGTATAAACAAACCACACATTCCTTTAGTTCCTTTATCATCTAACAAGTCTGTTTCTACTGCAAGTATGTCTTTTGAGTCTGGATTAAGTATTAACTCTTTCAATGGTTCACACTGTTCTAAATCACCCACAGAACCTGCTACTACAAACATCCCTGTAAACATCATACCTGACTTCATTGCTGGTAAAAGGTACTCTAATGTTGTACTCATCTTTGGCGCGATACCAGCTTCTTCATGAAAGAACAAAGTACACGGACCACCCACACCATTGGTGGGGTCTTTTTCCAAAACCAAACCCATGATAACAGATTTTAAACCTATATCCACTTTTCTACCACCCATAGTAACCTCAGCTTTTTGTTCCCAGTTAAGAACTTTATCTGGATTACATGGACGATACCATGCTGTGTGTTTGTTTAGAAAGTTACGATACTCTTCAAGAAAACGCCAAGTTCCTTTCTCATTGATATAATCTTTAAGAGAACCTGCCATTTTAGATACAGAACCTTCTTCAAAATAAAATAGATTTATAATCTTTCCTGCATGATAGTAAGAAGAAGCAATCTGACGTTTCTTTAAAATAGCTGCATGTTTGTTTTTTAACTTTGCTAACTCTTCATAAAGAGCCATGTGATACTGCGCGTCACGCACGTCCGCGAAGGTAAACTTGTTAACCTCTTTATTATATATAGGTAAAAAGTTAATCCACATGTAATAATCACGTGGCAAATACCAAGACTTGTGACCATTTTTATAGATTACTCCTGCTCTGCATTTTTCTTTTTCTGCATTCCAGTATTCTACAAAATCTTTAGAACGCTCAGGAGCCAAACAATATATTCTGTTTTTATTAAAAAGTCTTCCTTGCTCGTTGAATAGCAAAGAACACTCATCAAACTCATACTTACCTGGCTCTTTAAAAATGGTTGTCAGAAAGTCAACAAGTTCTTCCTGTGTTTCAAAGGATGTCTTTGACCATTCACCAGTTTGATAATCATATGTAGGTATTACTCTAAACATTTACTTCTTCTACTACAAGTGTTACTATTTTGGAATCTGTCAAACTCCAATGTACTTTTGTTACTTCAAGAGGTTCATTGAATATTACAACAATGTCTCCTTTTACTGGAATCTGATTCATTTCAAGTTTTAATAAAAACCCATCAGAAACGTGTGTTACATGTACTAACATCATATATTAAAATTGATCGTATGCTAAATTTTGTCCTCCTCTTACTGTGCCTTTTTGTTCTTCCATAAGGTCTTTATACGCACCCTTATACGAACCACGTATCTGTTCAAATTTTGCTGCAGCGTTAACAATTGGTGTAATATTACCATCACGCCCATGTTCAATTGGGGTATGTTCCATGTAAGCTGCAAGACGGTCCAACATAGATTTAATACCCATGTAAGCCCTGTACGAAGGAGTTTCATATAATTTTTTACAAAAGTTAAGTGCAACTATTACCACATCATCTTCAGTAGAAAAGTCTGCATTAAGTTGGTTTAATATAAGTTCTTCTTTCTCATGTTCCTTAACATCAAAGAAAGGATTAATATCAGGATTTGGACAAGTCATGTAAAATAAATAACTGTATACTTTCATGTATTCTTCAGGATACTCATCCATTATTTTTTTCAAGCTTGATAGATTATAACAGTGTTCTGTTGGCACAATCACTCCATTTTGTATGTCAAATAGCTTTACCATTTTTCTCTTGTTTTATTTTATCTGCAGTTGCACATTTACTAGTTGAAACAAACCATGTATCTAAATCTTTCTGTAGTTGTTTCATTGCTTTTTTTTCCTGTTGTACTGACCATGTTGTGTTTTTGTTCCAAAATTGTTGCTGTTGGTATTCATCATTGCTCATTTCTTTTCTTTAGTAAAGGTAACACTTCTGTATGGAATATTATTGCAAAATCTGTATAGGGTATATCAAGACAATAATGTGCTGTATCTGTATAAATAACAGTATAAGGTTCTATTTCACCATTATCATTCATGGATTCTCTAAATCCTACTATTGTAGTTAAGTCAAAGGTAAGTCTGCTGAATATTAACTGTTCAATACCCATGTCTTCTTTCATTTTGGAGTTTTCTAGCACTAAGCCAAATTCTTTAAACAGTTGCTTCATTTTTTTTACTTTTTATGTGTTCTAAAATTATTGATTGATTTTGTGGTTCTTTGAACCACTGAAGCAATGTCATCACTTCGTCTTTTAAATATGGTAACTCATATGGTATTACATCTTTTACAACAGGATCTCCTTGTGGAGTTAATCTTGTAATAGGATAACCAAAGTTGTCTTCACCATCAGTTTCAAATATAATATGGT